AGAACAGGTATGGTTAACTTTTCTACAGTTGGTCGTAATGCAAATGCAGACCAAAGAGAAGCTTATTATGAATGGGATAAAAGAAACAAAGAAAGATTCTATATTGTTGAGGATATTAATAAATCATATCCTGATGTTCACGCAAGTATCGGTGGACATATAAGTATTGATATTGCTCCTCGTGGAAATAATAAGTCTGAGGCAGCAAAAGTATTAAATAAAAAATATGACTTCATTCATTTCTTCGGAGACAAGATGGAGTATGGAGGCAACGATTATCCACTTGCCTTAACGATAGATTTAGGAAAGATGGGAAAGAATTATCCTGTCTCATCCTGGAAAGAAACCTGGGAGGGTTTAAAATGAGTAAAAAGAAAATAACATATGTACACGAATTGAAAGATGAAGTAAATCTTGAAGTCGTTGGTACAATTGAAAAAGTAGAAGGTGGTCGAACATATGTCCGTCGTATTGATGGGTACATAGTTGATATGCCTACTGAAAATATTGTTGAAGAGGTTGAGATTAATTAATGATACGTTCTGAAAGAGGTGAAAAGAAAATTGACTGGTACGTAAAGTGGATTGCATCCATTTTGGTATTGTCAGCAATTGTGTTTAGGTCTTCAGGTCCTGAATTTCATTTGCTTGATTTATACTTTAGCTTTTTCGGAATCGGATTATGGTTGTGGGTAAGTTTACTTTGGGAAGACCGAGCACTTATCCTTTTGAATGGAACTGCATTTATTATATTAGCTATTGGTATTGTAAAAGATCACGGCTATTGGTGGATGGAGTTCTGGAAAAATTTGTTATGAGCCCTTGTAGTTTAACGGATAAAACAGTCGGCTACGAACCGACAGCTAGAGGTTCGATTCCTTTCAAGGGCGCCAAGGAAAATAAACTATGAATAGAAATGAAACGCAAAATTTGGTCAATGCTTTAAAGAAAGAAGTAGTGACTGTTGTATTTAAAAAGATTAATACTGAAGAGATTCGTATTATGCCATGTACTCTTAATGAAGAAATTCTTAGAGAGAACGGAGTCACAGGTGGAGTCATTAAAGATTTCAATCCTGATAGTGACCACCTCGCAGCATGGGCAATGGACAAGAAAGCCTGGAGATCCTTTAGGTTAGAAACTGTTATCAGTTGGGAAGTAGGAGAGCCAAGTGGCCAAGTGGCCTAAGTCTCAACCGTGGCATGACGGTGTAAGAAAGGAATTCAGGTTTGAGAATGGATATATAATATCGTTAGTCAAATTTACAGGTTCTTATGGTTATAAAACAAATCAGTGGGAACTTGCGATTATGAAAGACGGAGACTTCGTAGACCCGCCTGCGGAAAGAATGGAAAATATATTGGATGATTATAGAAAAGCCGATGTAGGTATCTATGGTTATCTTGATGATCCTGACGCGGACAGAATCATCGAAATGGTAAAGAGGTTATAATGCCAGTTAAATTTGGAATGAGTCAAGTTATCGTTGATAGAAATACAAAAAAGAAAGCAGTAAAACATGAATATATGAAAACTAAATCTACTGCTGAATTGATTGCTTTCTATAATGAAAACAAAAGACCAAGATTAAAAAGAAAAGTAAGGATTGAATTAGAAAGGCGAAATAAGATTGGAAAAGCTAATGTCATTTTTAGATAAGTTAGCTTATAAGTCCACACAGGCTCTTCTTATAAGTGGAATTGTATTGTGGCTTTTAATTATAGCAGCTGCTTTATATTCTGTCTTGGCAGAAGATCCTATTATTGGGTATACTGAACATGGTGTACCTGTTTTAAAAAGTGAGGTAGAAAATAATGAGTAGAATGAGAACTGCCCATATCCGTAAAGAAGCGGTGACCGGGTCAAATGATTCAGGTTCAGATGGTCCTGATACAATGTATGTTGTCGACCTGCTTGAAAATGGTCAAGTAGTTGAAAGTCGTAAGCTGCCAGGAAAGAGTAGCTCATACGCACAGGATGTTGTTGAAAATTGGGAGAACGGAATAATTCAATTGCTCGTTGACTAATAAATATATCAAAAGAGGTATATTCAATTGAGTAGATTACAAGGTTCAGGTACAATTTCTATGAATGACATTCGTAACCAGTTTGGTGCGAGTGGCAGTCCTGACATGGCAGAATACTACAGAGGTGGTGTTAATGCTTCAAGGGTTCATAGTTATGGTTCCGGCCACAACACAACAGTTCCCACAAGCGGAACAATTGATATGGCAGACTTCTATAATACACATAGAGGCTGGCATTTGGTGTGCGGTCAAGTTAACTTCGGTTCAACAATTTCAAACTGGGGTTATTCAAACGGAAGTGTTATTCCTGCGATAGGTTCAATCAATCCAACAAATTATCGAGGAGCAACAATACTTGGAATGTACCGTGTAAGAACAACCTTTAAAGGAACACAACACTCACAAGTAATTTATATGCAAGGTGCTTTACCAAGAAATTGGTTTAACCGATATACTGATGGAAGCTTTACATTATACACGGCAAATGCAAGTTGGAACCGTGACTTTAGCCGAAATAGAACAAGTTGGATTTGGGGTTCTAACTATGTTAGCTCCACAGCCCCATATTCAAACGGAGCAGTAATTTCACCAGAAACTCCACAATAGGATTATATAATGGCAATCAGATTTGATTTAATAACTGAAATTAACGATACAGATTTCAACCGAATGTTTGATGACTGTATTGATAATTTAAATGGCGGAAGTTATCCTTGGGAAGATACACCAGTTGCCCAAGGCGATAACGAAGCAAAACGTGCATATCTTCGCACACAATTTCAATCACACCTTGATGCAGAAGACGGGGTTCTTTTTGTTTGCTCTGAAGATGGATACGCTCTCACATTAAGCTCGGGGTTTGTAAATGGTACTCACTTCCTTGGAACGATGATACTTATTGGTCGTAATCAAGCAGGAAGTAAATCATATATGTATGATGAAGAATATCATGCAGCAAGAGAAGCGTTTTGGGACGAAGTGAATTATGTAACTTGGGAATTTCAAACACTCGGCGCAGGTACTGCTTTCTTTGACCATATAGCAAATGTTTATAATGATACAGTAGCAAATAATCCGGAGTGGATTCAGAACGCCCGAATGGCACGAGCACGAGACGGAGACATGGCTGGTGAAATTGTAGCAGCTGAAGCAAACACAACTATTATTCCTGCTCATTCAGTACAAGAAAATCAACTCGGCAATTCTGGACTCAAAATGGTTGTGTCGGAATTGATACCTGACGACACAGGAGCTGATGATGAATTTGAAGCTGAAGATGACCCAGAAAGATTACAATGGTTAGAGGGTACTCACCCTGACCAACAACCAACCGCCAATACGGCAGAATAAGGAAATACATAATGGTAAAATATAAAGGCAGTAATGTCGAAACTTTAACCCCTTCTAAGAAAGCAGTTTTAGACAGGGCAATGAAACCTTATGACGGTCTTTCCGATGGGCCTTTTAAAAATGTCTTTGACAAAATGGAAGGTACATTCAGAAAAGAAGTCATTAATTATAAAGTTGAAGATGGATGGTTAGTTAAAGAAACTGCTATTCGTGACTTTAGAGATAATGACTATCACGATACTACAACGGTTCAAAGAATCGCAAGAGTAGAAAAATAAAAAGGGGCCTAAGCCCCTTTCGTTGAGATTAAGAAGAATCTACTTTTTAGTCCAGGCTTGTGCTCCAAAGAATGCAGCAACAATACCAGCAACAGCAATAAAATAAACTCCCGCCATATCTCCAAGAATATCAGCAGCCTTTTCATAACCGACTACATTAGAACCGATTACTAATACAGGATAAGCTAACATTCCATATAATGAGAACCATGCCATTTGTCTTTGAGCATCTCTCATAGCATCTGCATCTTCAAGTTCTTTTCTCTTGAACTCTAAATACATTGCTTCTTCAGCTTTAGAAACTTTACCGTCTCCGTTTGTATCAGCAGGATGATGTCCGCTGTTTTTCAATTCTTCTTCCATTTGTTATTCCCCTTTGATTAAGGTCCAGATACCCCAACCCAAACCGGCCCAAGCCGCGAGTTCAACGATACCTCCGAATAATAATATAGATCCGCATATAGCGATTAGGACTCCTCCATCCAAAGACGTTCTTTCGCCTAATCTATCTTTAATAAAATCTAACATATTTCTTCTCCTTTTTTATTTTTAAATTACTAAACTATATGTTCAACTCGTGATTTCTTAGCGGTATGTTTAACACCACTCTTTGTCACGTAAGGTTTAGTAATTCCTTTACTCCCTTCCTTAATGAACAGCAAGCTTGCCATACAATAAGAAACGGAAACTAACATAACTATCAATAATACATATTCTATCATTATGAATCCTTAAACTGTATTGATACTCCGCACCCACAGGATGCTTCCTCTTTTGGATTGATGATTTTAAATGATTCGTTCAATCCTTCCTTTACCCAATCTAATGTTGAGCCGTTTAAAAATGGTACTGAGATTGCGTCTATGACTAACTTAAACTTTCCGTAATCTTCTACAAAATCAGTGCTATCAACCTCATTAGCGTAATCAATAATATACTCCCAGCCAGCGCAACCACCAGGATGCACACCCAATCTAATGTAGCTTGGATTCGAGCCTGCCGTTCTTTCAATCGCCTTAGATATTGCTGCATCTGTTAACTCTACCATTTATTTTTTCTTCTTTTCTAATACTTCTAACCTTGCTTCAATTGCATCAATTAAATTCTTAAGTTCAGTAGTACCACCCGGAGCAACAGGAGGATGTGAATCATCTTCAAGTAAACGAATTCTACCTTCGTGCTCATCAATCTTTCGAGTGATGTGTGGATACTTTTGTCTCCAAAGTTCAGGGTCTTGACCAAACCAAGTGAATCCCCATCTCTCAACTAAGTATTCCATAAAACTATCAAACTTACCTACTGCCCACAATGCTGCTCTTGTATCTTTAAACCAAAACAAGAAACCTGCACCTGCGATTGAACCAAGGATTGCTGTATAAATCCATAGAGTATCAGAAAATAATCTCTCTATAATGTCCATTAATTGTCCTTAGTATATTTTGTATAGTTATCCATTGAATGATCTGCAAGGCCGTCAAAAGGCTTTAAATTAATCCAGGAAGTAAGTATACCGCGGACTTTATCTTTCAGCTTTCTCCACCAAGCAAGGTTCTTAATAATACCATTATAGTTAAAATACATAACTTGACCGTGATGACGATACCCCATAAACCAAGGTGGTATAACTGTCACTAGGTCATTGTTATTTACAAAACGATAATGTTCAACTTCTTTAAAGTTGTTTATGAATTCTTTGTTTCCAACTCTTGGTGAACCAAAAGTAAATAATACAGGCTTATGTACTTTCAATCTTGAAGCAGCAATTGTTGCCATTGCTCCACCGAGAGAATGTCCACATATTCTGATTTTCTTATCTGAATGTTTGCCAAATACTTTTATGACATCTTCCCAGATATCATCAACTTCGTTTTGGAAACCGTTATGTACCCAACCACCAACTTGAGCTTTATCAGGCCAAATATTTAAATCAGCCTTAAGGTCGTTGAGTTCTGTAGGTTCAGTACCTCGACAGCATAGAACGAATTCTTCTTTATTCCAAACACAATGGGCTTGTGCTCCGTCATGGTCAATAAACTTATGACCGGTATAACCTAATCGTTTGAAGTGTGGCTTTGCTTCCTTACCATCTTCATAGGCAATCTTTGCCATTTCTGCGAATTTCACAGCATCACTTTTTACATCACAAAATTGTACTTTCTTATTCATGATTTCTCCTACTGAGATATATACAATTATGTTCAGCAATTATTTATAAATAACTTCATATACAATATGAATTAAATCATGAGGTGACAAATGGCAAACAATTTAAAAGAACTAACAAGGCAACATCACGATAACGCAGAAAGAACCGAATTCGCAGACATGTTGCTTTCAGGACAAATCAGTCCAAAATTATATCAAGAATATTTACACGCCCAATTACAAAATTATATGGTATTGGAGTCAGCAGTTGAGGTTCCGATGGAACTTGAACCTATCTTTAGGTCAACATTAATTGAAGAAGACTTACAAGAATTAGAATCAACATATGAACTTGACGAGATAGAGGATAACTTTGAATCTGTTGTGGAATATAACAAACATATTCATGCTCTTCTTGAAGATGGTAATAATGAAGGTTTACTTGCTCATTTATATGTAAGACACTTTGGAGATGCTCACGGTGGACAAATCATTAAACGAAATGTTCCTGGGTCAGGTCTTATGTATGAATTTGAAAACAGAGCAGAATTAATTAAACAAGTAAGAGAACTATTACATGATGGAATGGCTGACGAAGCAATGATATGTTTTGAATATGCAGAAAGACTATTCCACGAACTCATGGATAATTACAGAAGTAATCCTGATGAGTACGAGCCAGAAAATTACGCAATGGCAAGGAAGATGGGTAGTTGGGAAGACGATGATTGAGAGTCCATTATTTGATAGGTTAAGAAATTTATCGGAGGAGATCCGTGGTATATTTGACGCATACATGGATCCTGTTGATAATCCAAAGCATACGGCAGATTTAAATGGATGGTCAGATTGGTTTTGGGATAGCGAAGTAATTCGTAAAGCTCATTTAAAAACTATTGAACCTGTTGGTAAAAATAAATTATGGTTAATGCACATTAATGTATTTCCACATTTTGATGTCGACCTTCCAATTTTAGGTTTGGATATCGTTGCGAATCCTAAAAAGATTTCAGGTTGCTTTTGCGATTACTCTCCTTTACACGACCGACCTCATGTATACTTAGAGAAGTTTCAATTAGAAACAAAAGATCTTACTTGGTCAAGAGATAGAGAAATGCCTGACTGGGCAAAAGAAATCTTTTCTGAAAATATTGTAGGTGCAGGTTCAATCCGAGAAGGATACGAAACAGACCAACTTTGTAATATGGCAATGTCCATTATTCAGTTCTATATGTTAGAGATGAACAATCCTCAGTATCAAAAATTAGATTGCTTAGATACAAAAGAAGCACAGAACAAATATTGTCGTAATCAGAAAATGAACAAGATGCTTCATTCCTCAATACTCGCAATGGGTGTACCTGAAGAAAGAAAGAATCAATATGTAGAAGAAGTTTTGTTCGAAGAAGTATAGACACTTTTGGTGTTATACTTTTGTTCAAATATTCCATTCATGAATATAATAGTTTCCTCAATTTTAATAAAAAATTAATATAAATCAAGAAAAAAATTAAGTACTCCGGTATATATAATGGCTGTTACCAACGGTAACACATTTCAAAATCACTAAAGGAGTTTAAAACTTATGAATAAGTTAGTTGTGGCCGTATGCCTGGCGGCCTCAGGAATTGCCACCCAAGCAGTTGCTGATGAAAAAGATTATGTTGCACGTTTGAATGATAATGGACTGTATTGTGCTCGAGTAGAAATCCAAGGTATCAATGGTTTAACCACACGCAAGACTCGCTGCCGTACCTTAGAAGGTTGGGAAGCTGCTGGTTATATCGTAGGTGCTAAAGAGGTAGCAGAGGTAGAATAAAATGTTAAAGACAGTCCGAAACTGGACCCTTGCTGTTTTATTTTTTGGAGCTTGTATTACTGGGTTCTTAGCACCTATTCTTTGGCCTCATTTATACATGCCCTTTCAATCACCAATTTATGGTATCCCTCTCGTTCAGCATCATGTTGAACTTTGTGACCGACAATCACTCAGTGTCATCAACTTTTGCGAGCCGCTCGACCCCCTTAGAGTGGCTTAATAAATAGATTGACATCTAGTTAAAACTTTGTTATAATAGACCTAACCAATTGATTAATCAGTTGGTTGGGTTTATACACATTACAAAAATTAACTATTGACATATCACCCAAACTAGAGTATAATAGACGGAATACATGACAAAAAAAGATTCTAAGGAAAATACTGATATGTCCGTTGTTGCTTTAACACCTGATAAAATTCACCACGAGATTAGTAAACATATTTCAAAAGGGGTTCCATATATTGACGCTTTAGTCGACTTCTCCGAGAAGAATGGAATTGAAATTGAAACTATTGCTCAAATTGTTAAAAAGTCGTCAATCTTAAAAGAAAAGATTCGGACTGAAGCAGTTACTCTGAAGATGGTGAAAAAGGAAGATGAACAAGATATCACAGACTTTAGCAAGTGATGATAGCTTTAATGCTTACGTTAAGTTCCTTGCTTTAAAGAAACATTTTACAACGGACAATTACGATTACTTCAAATATAATGGAAAGGTTCGTGCGAATTACGAAACTTTTATGTCGAGAAGTGATGCTTACTCATTCGCAAAATTAGCGAAAAAAGATGACTTCGAAGGACTGATTTTAAGTAACATTTTAATAAATAAAAACATCTGGGTTCGAGATTTACTCGATAGTGAAGCCGAAGCCAGACATATGAATTGGAGAAAGAAGATAGAATCATTAGGTTATGTCTTCAAATCCGAGCTTGCTCATCTTGACGATGAATACAAGCGAAACTTTATATCAAGAGATGGACAACATCCTTTGGTAATGACTCTGTTATTACAGAAGAAGATTAGTTTAGAGACTTTTACTATTCTTGCTTTCATATCAAATATATTTTCATATTGGAGTGAGAAAATAGTTGACAAACATGTATCTTTTGATATAATAGACAAATCTAAAAAGTACAAACCCTTTTTGGATTTTGAGCCGAATCGTTTTAAGACAATAGTTAAGGAACGGTTCGATATTTAATACGACGCTATATAACGCTATACATAAGGAGAAAAATTATGGCACTAACTGACTTCTCTTCTCTGAAGAAGAATCGTTCGAAGACTCTTGACAAGTTGAACTCTCAGCTTGAGAAGATTTCTTCAAAATCATACCAAGACCCAAACGCAGGGAAATTTTGGAAACCAACAAGAGACAAAGCTGGTAATGGATTCGCAGTAATCCGTTTCTTACCTGCGCCTCAAGGTGAAGAAATGCCTTTCGTAAGGTTGTGGGATCATGGATTCCAAGGACCTACAGGTTTATGGTATATCGAAAACTCTCTAACCACATTGAACCAGGATGATCCTGTATCAGAGTTTAATTCAAAACTTTGGAACAGTGGTGTTGAATCTGACAAAGACCAAGCACGTAAACAGAAGCGTAGACTGAAGTATACTGCTAACATCTATGTTGTTAAAGATTCAGGCAATCCTGAGAACGAAGGTAAAGTATTCCTTTATCAATTCGGTAAGAAAATCTTTGATAAGTTGAATGACTTAATGAATCCAACTTTCGAAGATGAGGATCCAGTAAATCCGTTTGACCTTTGGGAAGGAGCAAACTTCCGTCTCAAGATTAGACAGTTTGAAGGTTATCCTAACTATGATAAGTCTGAATTTGACCCAGCTGCTCCATTGTCTGATGACGATGCTGAGTTGGAAAGAATTTGGGGAGAGCAACATTCTCTTGAGGAAATTGTTTCCGAAAAGAACTTTAAATCATATGCCGAGTTGAAAACAAAACTCTATCGTGTTCTTGATTTACAGAATGATGAACCGACTGCTTCTGCACCGGTTGCTGAAACTGCAGATGAATTGGATTTATCCGATATGTCTAACGACACATCTGTTAATGAGCCAACAATGGCAACAGCTGAACCTAATGTAGGTTCCTCTGTTAGTGACGATGATGATGACCTTAGTATCTTTAAGGAATTGGCACGTAATTAATAATGAAACGGCGAGAGGGATCTTCGGGTCCCTCCTTTTTAAGGAGATTATATGTCTATAGAAAAAGAAACCACAATACTTGATTTTGATTTTGGTTTTACTGCTGTTGATGCTGATGAACTTGAAGTTGTTAGAGAAGCAAAGCAAGTAGCCGAAACTACTTCTGCGACTGCAGAATCTAACGCTGCTAAGGCTCAACTGATTTACGACGCAGTTGTTCCTTTATTAAATAACTTAAAAGCAAACCCAGAAAAGGATTACATATATTGGCCAAACCGATATGAGAAACTTGATGCGTTCGCTGATAAGTTGTATTCTATATTAAGTGGAGAATAATATGAGTTTACTCGATAAAATGTTAAAAGCAGGTTCGATAAAACAGTCCGCTGTTCTATCTGATTCTGCATTCTTCCAGGATAAGGATCCTATTCAAACAGAACTACCTATTGTAAATATTGCATTCAGTGGTTCGTTGAAAGGTGGTCTTATTCCTGGTCTTACTGTTGTGGCAGGTGAATCAAAAAGTTTCAAAACTTTACTTGGTCTCTACTGCATGAAAGCTTACTTAAAGAAATACCCAAAAGGTGTTGCTTTGTTATATGATTCTGAATATGGTATTACACCTGAATATTTAGAATCTTTTGATATTGATACCAACAGGGTAATTCATATTCCAATTGAAGATGTTGAACAATTAAAGTTTGATATTGTAAAAAGATTGGATGAAGTAGGTAAAGGTGATAATGTATTCTTGATGATTGACTCAATCGGTAACTTGGCTTCGAAGAAAGAAGTTGAAGATGCAATGTCTGAAAAATCAGTTGCTGATATGTCGAGAGCAAAAGCGCTCAAATCATTGTTCCGTATTATTACACCAAAGCTGACTACAAAAGATATTCCTTGTATTGCTGTTAACCACACATACAAAGAAATCGGCTTGTTCCCAAAGAATATTATTTCTGGTGGTACAGGTATTTACTATTCAGCTAACCAAATCTTTATTATATCAAAGGCTCAGGAAAAAGAAGGTACTGACTTGGCAGGTTTCAAGTTCACTATCAATATTGAAAAGTCAAGATATGTTAAAGAAAAGGCGAAGTTGCCGTTTAAAGTATTGTATGATTCTGGTATTCAAAAGTGGAGTTCATTGATGGACCTTGCGATTGAAGCAGGTATGATTACAAAGGCAACACAAGGATGGTATAATTTGACTGACCTTGAAACTGGTGAAATCATTGAACCAAAACGTAGAGGTAAAGATATTGAAACTGATGACGAATTTTTTGAACAATTAATTCTGAATGAAAAATTCAATGCCTTTATTGAAAAAAGATATAAGCTAACAATGGTGGAGGAACAAGATGCTCGAGAAGACGATACTGTCGAATCTGATACTGAATGAGGATTACTGCCGAAAGGTATATCCTTATCTTAAATCCGATTACTTTGATGATACCGTTCTTCGTAAAGTATTTGAAACGGCTTCTGATTATTTAGAAAAATATAAGGAGCCGCCATCTATTGAGGCACTTAAGATTGCGATTGACCATCGTAAGGATTTGAATGAAGAAACTTATCAAGGCGTTCATGCATTTGCCGATGAATGTCAAATTGATAAGGAAACTGGAATTGATTTCTTAATTGATGAAACAGAAAAGTTTTGTCAAGACAAAGATTTATATAACAGTATTCGTAAATCTATTCTTATCCTTGATGGTCAAGACACTGTTAATGGTAAAGGAGAAATCCCAAGGCTGTTATCCGATTCGTTAGGTATCAGCTTTGACCAATCAGTAGGTCACGACTTTCTTGAAGATATTGATGATCGTTATGAACATTATCATCGTAAAGAAGAAAGAATCCCATTTGATGTTGACATCTTAAATAAAATTACAAAAGGTGGTATCCCACGTAAATCTATGACTGTCCTCCTGGCAACAACAGGTGGTGGTAAGTCATTATTGAAATGTCACATGGCAGCAAATCATTTGATGTATGGAAAGAATGTTCTGTATATTACAATGGAAATGGCTGCTGAAGAAATCGGCCGTCGTATTGACGCAAACATTATGGACATTACGCTTGATGAAGTTGTAGAAGTCCCAAGAGATGTTTACGAAAAACGTATGGCAAGATACAAAACAAAAACAACAGGTAAGTTGGTAATCAAAGAATTTCCTACAGGATCTGCACATAGCGGTCACTTCCGTCATTTGCTAAATGAACTGAAACTCAAAAAGAACTTCAGTCCTGATGTTATCTTCCTTGATTATTTGAACATATGTTCATCATCTCGAGTTCGAGGTGCAGCTGCTGCGAATAGTTATACTTTAGTAAAATCAATTGCTGAAGAGGTTCGTGGATTGGCAATGGAATATAATTGTGCAATCGTTACTTCTTCTCAATATAACAGAGATGCTTATGGAAACTCTGATGTTGATTTGACTAATACTTCTGAATCTATGGGTATCACTCATACCGCTGATGCGATCTTTGGTCTTGTCAGTTCAGAATACCTCGACGAAATGAATCAATTGATGATTAAACAATTGAAGAATCGTTGGGGAGACATTAGTTATTATCGAAGGTTCCTAGTCGGTATTGACCGATCCAAGATGAAGATTTATGAGCTTGAGGAATCTGCTCAGCAAAATATAAATCTTGATGGTCCTGGAGGTGGTCAGTCGCCGGGAAAGAAACAGAGTTATGACGACGGTCCTGTATTTGACAAGACCGACATTGGACTTAGGTTAAATAAACGTAAGTCAGGAAAAAATGTATTTGGTGATGTAGAACTGCGATAAGTTATCTGTATAAATAAACTAAAGTAAACTAGAATTTATAATAGGTAATTTATGCGCAGGTTCAAAACATTCGTTGCTGAAGCATCAATACTTAAACCCGACTATGTTGTCGGTCATAAGGTTGTATTCAAAGGCAAAGATTTTCCAACCCTTGTCAAGATGGGTTATAAAGAAGGTGACATTTTTGAAATCGTTGGTCCTGGTTCAAAGGTTGACGCTTTTGATGGAAAGGAAGATGGCGAATTTGAAAAATTCTTAAAAGCACCTGACGGTAAAATTATTCATGTTAAAGGAGGCCAAGGAACTCGTTCTTCGGCCTTTACTCATTATAAAGAAGGCGGAGGAATGCCTTCTGGTGCAGAATGGGAAGACCTTATTGTATTTGCCTATAACGAATTAAAAGGCCAAGATACCGACGCTGAAACAAAAAAAGTCGCCATGAAATATTGGGGATCCTATCAAGAACAAGCAGAAACAATTGCCAAAAACTTTGAAAGAGGTTTATCGGCAAGAGCATTAGTTCAGACAGGACGCGGTGGTGCAGTAGGAACTGTTAGCCTTGGTCCTATATGGCAAAAACAAGGTGCAAGAGATAAGACTCCTAAAACAGATATTGCATCTTCTGATTTCAAAGAAAAGATTTCCTTAAAGAAAGGCGGTGGTTCTCAATTAGCATCTGCGAAAAAGAAAGAAGCTATTGCTATTGTTGAAGCTGCATTATCTGAAATGGGTAATGAAAAGAAATTTGCCGCGAACTTAGTTTCAGAAATGGAATCAAAAATGACAGAACTCATATCAAATGAAACTGTCACTAACCTAAAGAAACAATCAAAAGCTGGTGCTAAGACCGCTGAAGTAATTGACTTTCAGGAAAAAGATAAAAACAATAAACAACTTGGTGATATGCTTGCGACTTATCTTAATCAGGATAACGAAACAAATGCTTTATTTAGTAAGTATGTAGTTTTAGAAGCAAGTACAGGTAATAATAAATTTGGTTCTCCTGATGCAAAAGCAGCTGCTAACTTATTAGGTAAATTTGAAGTAAGCGGTAAAGTTGACCTTGAGCCAATCGGTTCAATTCACGATCCTATTATTAAAAAGTATGCAAGTACTGTAAAACCTTATGTTGCATTTAAAAAAGGTGGTGGAAGCAGCCCTGCTTATTCTGCTTTACGATTAGGTATTAAAGAAGATATACAATCATTTAGAGATATTATAGTTGAAGAACTATCTAATGTTGATGGTTTATTAACAGAAGATTTCCTTTGTGAAGGTCCTCTTGATATGTTAAAGAAAGCTGCAAGTAGAGCAAGAGAAATTGGTTCTGCTTTAATGACAAAAGTTAAGTCTGCTGTAATGGCAGTTATTAAAAAGGTCGGAGCAATGTTAAAGAAGATTGCATCTTTAGGACGAAAGATGTTCGGCGCATTAATGAAGTTTCTTGGATTAGATATAATGTTTGCTAACAACATTCCTGGTGAGGTATCGTTGTGAGAAAGTATAAAGATTTTGTAAACGAAGGACCAAACGATCCTGCGATCTTTAAAGCAATCTTTTTAGCAGGCGGACCAGGTTCAGGTAAATCATTTATGGTTGGTCAAACATCATTGGCTGCTCATGGATTTAAAATTGTAAATTCTGATATTGCATTTGAAAAGGCAATGGAGAAAGCAGGATTGGCAATGGATCCTGAGACTATCTTTTCTGCTCAAGGACAAGCAATAAGAGATAAAGCAAAACGATTAACTGGTATTCAATTTGAAAGATATGTTGAAGGTCGATTAGGTTTAGTCATTGACGGAACTGGTAAAGACGAAGAGAAAATCAGAAATCAAGCAACAAAACTCAAATCATTAGGTTATGATGTAGCAATGATTTTTGTCAATACAGATTTAGATACGGCAATTGCTCGAAACGAATTAAGACCGAGAAAATTACCGACAACAACAGTAGTGACAATGTGGAAAGCAGTTCAGAAAAACATTGGTCGATTCCAAGGATTCTTTAAAAACAATATGTTAATCCTTGATAACTCTGAAGGAACACAATGGACAAACTCTGCACAGGTCGGTTATAAGTTTGGTAAGGCATTTGCCACCAAACCCGTAACAAATAGAAAGGCAGTTAATTGGATTAATTCTTTTAAACCTTCAATGGTTGAGTCAACATTATCCGCTCCTAATATTGCTATCCTAGATGCGTTACTTGCTGATGTTAAAAAGAAATTAGAAAAAGATTTAAAACGCGGAAGTAATCTAAAAGATTTGGATGATATTGCCGCGATGGTTAACAAACGAGTTGAGAAAGATTTTAAACACAAAGGTTATGCAAGATTAAAGGATCGTAAATGAAGTCATATAATCAATACATTGCTGAAGCTGCGCAGAACCTTCATATGACTCACCTTGAGGATGCTGTTATTGATGGTGGTGTCACAGGAACAAGAAACGTAATTAATTATATTCGCAATATACGCGATATGCTTTCAGGAAATACTTCTGCACCTGTTAGCTTAACAACAAAATGGGATGGAGCTCCTGCTATCTTTGCTGGGATTGACCCGAGCGATGGCAAGTTCTTTGTCGCAAAGAAAGGTGTATTTAATAAAACACCAAAACTATATAAAACAAATAAAGAAATAGATAATGACCTATCAGGAGACCTCAATGCAAAATTTAAGACTGCGTTGAGCGAATTGTCGAAGATAGGAATTGAAGGAGTAGTGCAAGGTGATTTCTTATATTCAAAAAGCGATCTTAAAACAGAAAATATTGATGGAGAACCGCATATTACTTTCCATCCTAATACCATTGTTTACGCGGTACCTAAATCATCAGACCTCGGTAAGAAAATATCAAACTCGGAAATCGGAGTGGTCTGGCATACAACATACGGAGGACCAACTCTTGACAAAATGTCTGCAAGTTTTGGTCAGGCGATCTCAACTAAACTTAAGGATGTTAAAAGCGTCTGGCATGTAGACGCAACCTTTAAGGATATATCAGGTACAGCAACATTTACTGCGGAAGAGAACAAAGCAATTACAGCGATGTTATCAGAAGCAGGTTCAATGTTTAGAAAAATTGATGCAAAAATTTTAAATGAGTTCGGAAAGAACGAAGATTTAAATCAAAAAGTAAATACATATATTAATTCAAAGGTTCGTGATGGTCAACGTATAGGTGCAGTTAAGCCTTTCGTATTAGGACTTCAAAAATACATACAAGATTATTATAAAAAACAAGCAGATGCAAGAAAGACTCCTGCTGGTAAAAAAGTTCAAATGGATAAAGCAGCCGCCGCACTATCTGTTTTCTCAAGACAAAACATTAGAAAGATTGAAGAAATCTTTGCTTTATACGATAAGCTTGTTGATATTAAATATGTGATTATAAATAAATTAAATAAAGTTCAGGGTATTCGTACTCTGCTCAAAACAAATAAAGGATTTGAAGTGACAGGTCAAGAAGGATTTGTTGCGATTGACCAATATGGAACAAACGCATTGAAGATTGTTGACCGACTTGAATTTAGTAAAGCAAACTTCAGTCCAGAATATATTAAAGGGTGGCAAAAATAATGGCATTCGTAACAGTACCAGGAAGCAACGGAACATGGGAATATGATAACGCAGCAACTGCAGCAGATACATATTCTACAAGTCCAGGAACAGTCACAG